GTGCAGAGCGTCGGTCGTGAGCGATATCGACTTGCCGGCGCCCCTTCCGTCCAGGTGGATGATATTGCGCTCTTCGCTGCGCAGGTCCTCCACCTGGTGGGGCCAGTAGACGCGCGGGGAGCCGTCTCGGTTCCGAAGATAACTCTGACCCCACAATACCGGGTCCCGAAGCGACAGTCCCAGCTTCACTTCTTCGCTTGATACTTCCAACTCAGACATCCTCTTCTTTCCACCTACATTCGCCTTGACTTGTAAGGCACATTGGAGCGTGAATGTGAATCACACAAACTCCCGAGGAGGTAGTGAAATGACAGGCAAGACACTACACGACGCTGTCCTTGAGCACCTTGAGTATCTCAGGAGCCAGGGCAAGAGTGAGCGCACGCTCTACACTTACGGCAAGGACCTCGAACAGGTCGAAGCGTTCTTCGGCCCCGACAAGAAGCTCTCGGCGATCCTTATCCCGCACGTCGCGGGGTTTCTCAAGTCGGACGCGCTCCTCAAAATGCACGGCGACAAAGATCGCTCCGAGATCACGGTCAGGAAGACCATCCGCGTCTTTCGCACCTTCCTGATCTGGGCCAAAGAGCAAGGCTACATCGACAAGCTTCCTCTACCGCAAGACGTTTCGCTTGGCCGCAGCGCAAAGACCACGACGGAGGTGACCAATGCCGAATCCGATCCGGCTGATGCAACCGACCAGTAACCTCGAACAAGCCATAGACAGCTTCGCGGCAAGGCTCCGGGCGCAGGATCGCTCGGAGCACACCATCTCCGCGTATTTGCGCGATCTACGTTATTTCGTTCGAGCGCTGCCCGCGGTCGACGTCCGAGACATCACGCCTGCGATGATCGACGCGGCTCTCACCGACCCCGCGCTCGCGTGTTCCGACGATGGCGTTCCTAAATCCGCCGCGACAATGCATCGGCTGAAAGCCGCCGTCCGCTCGTTCTTCACGTGGACCACCGAGCGCGGCCTCACCGATACCAACCCAGCCAAGCTTGTCACCACGAAGCGACTGGCGAGAACGCCTCCGGAGTTCCTTACCGAAGCCGAGAAGCGCAAGCTGCTCAAGGAACTGCACGACCGCGCCAATCCGCTGGCACGCCGGGACCGTGTTATCTTCGAGCTGTTCCTTGGCACCGGCATCCGTATTGCCGAACTGGTGAACCTGGACATAGACGACATTGACCTCGACGGCAAGCACATCCGCATCGAGGGTAAGGGCGGCATTCCGCAGGTCAAGTTCCTTAAGTCGTCGCTGCGCACGCTCCTGCGAGGTTATCTCAAGGAACGCCGTAACCTGGCAAACCCTGGCGTCACTGCGCTGTTCGTTTCTTCTCGCGGAACCCGGATCTGCGCAAGGCAGGTCGCTCAGCGACTGGCGTATTGGCTTAGTAGAGCCGGGATAGCGAAGAGTATCACGCCGCACGGTCTGCGGCACACATTCGCCACGCACCTCTACGCATCCACCTCTGATCTGCTCCTGGTCAAGCGCGCCCTCGGGCATCGCGACATATCCACGACTGAAATCTACACGCACCTCTCTGACGAGGCGCTGGAGGAAGCGCTGGAACGGATCTGACCCTACCTCGTTGCTGGGAACGGGAACACTCACCAACCCTTTCCCAGCCTCTGTTTCCGCTGCCATTGTTTCGGCGTGCCATGTGAGGCATTGATCAAGTGAGGATAAGTAGGTGTTCTCTGACATTGCCGAGTGCGGCTCGCTGCATTCCACGCGTGAATCCAGCCGACTGGTAACCGCCGCTCCGGTGTTATCTGAACTCATTCTCGCGTTTTCTCCGGTTCGGCCTCGATCTTCCCGCTCTTCTCGGCCTCGGCCAGCTTCTCGAGCAGCGCCGTCGCCCACTCGGCCGGGGTAGTATCCGGGCCTTTCGGCTCCTCACCCTCACGCGCAATCTTGGTTGCCTTGAGGTCTTTGAGGTGGCAGCGGATCATCCGGTCGAGTCGTTCCGCCGCATCCCAGTCGCCCGCTTCCTGCGCCCGTCCGAGCTTGAGGAAGTAGACCGCCACCAACTCAACCTGCATGAAGTCCGAGCTCTTGTTGAACACGAAGTCCTGGTGGAGCTGATCGATGATCGCGTCGAAGAGCGGCTTCTCTTCCTCGGTCAGGAACCGGTTCGCATAGACGCCGTGTTGTAGGTTGTTGGTGTTGCCACGCGGCGCACCGGGGCCGCACGAGGAACCCGAGTTCCGACGCCAACGCTCAAGCTCCTCGGCGTCTCGGGATCCGATCTTTGGTCTGTTCTTTGGTCGCGTCATTGTTGTCCTCTCGTTTGACCCGGCTAGCCGGAGACGGGCGCGGGAGGCGTTTCGCGCCTCATTTTGCGCTATTGGATACGGCAGCCATCGGCAAGGACTGCTGGTCAACCGATAGCGGCGTCGGCCTTGCCGCTGGGACAGTGCCCGCAAACGGATCATCGCCCGCGGGCACGACCTTTCCGCCGAACACCCGCTTGACCTCGTAAACCTGTTTCACAGCCTCGGGGGACGAGCCAATCATTAGCTTCAACTCGTCCACAGTGAACCGGACCTTGGTTGTCCACTTGGGCGGCACAACAATCGAATCGTCGCGAACGAAGACCACGATGTCTTCGACGATAGATGATCTAATCCCGGCGTAGCCCTGGCTATCGAGCAGATGCTGAAGTCTGCGCGCCTGGTCTGACTGACCAGCGAGACTCACAGTAGTCCGACGCCGCTGATACGCGTCCCAGGCATCATCCCAGGTCTTCCGGTAGGCGGCGAACGTCATCTCCGACGGCGGGACGTACGACTTCACATTCGTGGTCCTGATCGCCCGGCGAAGGGCATCCTTGCCGATATGCCGGACCGCCCAGGAATGGATGGTGTTGAACCGGGTTCTCAGGGTCTCGAATGTCTGATCATCAAGTCGCCCTGATCCGTGAGCGGCCCGGACGTTCTCCATGCGATGTCGGAGCCAGGCATAGTAAGGCGCATCAAGCATCCGGTAGACCGGATCACCGCCGACCTCATAGCCGAACCTGGGATCGAACTCCTCGAACGAGTCGAGGTCGGTCGCAACCCACAGAAAGTGGTAGTCGGGGACGATCTCCGAAGGATCGTCCGATATACCTGCTGCCGAAGCACGAATCTCACCCAGGATATCGTCCTTGTGCGAGCGCACGATCTCGGCGATATCTGGCGAGACCAGATACTGCGGGTCAAGCCAGAGCATGTTGCCCCCGCGAATGCTTGCTCGGATTCCACGGCGATTGAGAGTGTCTAAGCATCCCATCAGAACGCCACCCCATTCGACCAGTCGAGACCGTCGCCATTCGCCGGTTCAGGCTGTGACGCTTGTGACTCTTGTGACGCTACATGCCCAGAAGATCCTATTGAGCCTTTCATGTCTATACTTGCGCTGACATCATCCTCGCGCGCGCATGGAGGAAACTCCTGGGGAGATAGCGTCACATCCGTCACATGCGTCACACCGTCTGACGGCTCATCGAGACTGTGCTGGGACAGCAGGCCGATCCCATGCCAGTACCTGGTCGTCCTGTTCCTAAAGCTCTCGCAGGTACCGCGCTCCGAAAGCCGCAGGCCGAACCACCGCTGTGAAAGAGGCTTCTCGCCGTTGCGCTCAGCCCACTGGCAGTAGGCTGAGTAGAGGTCCTTCGCCGACACATGGGCCCTGCGGTCGAACACACAGCACTCGGTGAGGAATCCGCCAAGGACGTCCATATCCTGCTGCAGCTTGCCCGTTGCTGATCTGACGGCATTGGCTGTCGGCAGTCCGCCCTTCTGCCAGTCGAGGCAGCCGCGTACAAGCCAGGCGAGTATGCCTTCGTATTCGGCCCTCAGCTTCTCAGGCAGCGACTTGTCCTTATAGGGACCAACTGTCTCCTCTGGCTCTCGGAACTGAACACCGAACGGCACGAGCCTCACTCGCCGCCAGATTCCGTGATCCTGACCCTGGATCACCGGCACGTGGTTGCACGCGAGCCACAGCTTGAACACCGGAACGAATGTGAAGAACTCCTGGTAGAGGAAGCGTGCGCTGATGGCGTCCTGCCCGGTCAACTCCTTGACCAGGGCCTCGGCCAGACGCTTGCCCGCGCTTGTCTCAATTGCGTTGACGAACCGCGATCCCCGAAGAGCCGCGATGTCGTTCGTGTTGTTGGAGTTCTTCTCGATGAGCGTATCGGTCGAGGTCTTGGTCTCGTAGTCACCGAAGATATCCCGCAGCGCCATTATGAATGTGGACTTGCCGTTTGACCCGCAGCCGTGCAGGATGAAGAATACCTGCTCGCGCGTATCACCTGTGAGTGTGTAGCCGGAGGCCGCGTGGACGAACCGAATCAGTTCCTCATCGTCCTGGAATACCTCTCGCAGGAACCGCTCCCAGGTCGGACACTTCGCACAAGGATCGTAGGCGATTGGGCTAATCATCGATATCAGGTCCGAGCGGTTGTGTGGCCGAAGCTGGCCAGTCACAAGATCAATCGTGCCGTTGGCGCAGTTGAAAAGCCAGCCGTTCCTATCCAGTTCGTTCGCCAGTATGGGCACGACGGGTTCCGACTCCGCTTGCGAGATCATCGCCATTATGCGCCGGTGATTGCCGGATGTTATCGCGTGGCGTTCGAAGGTCTTGGCGGCTTCCAGGGCTTCGTCATCGGCCTCGGCTTCCGCTTTCTTCTTCGCGGCAAGAGCCTGAGCATACATCGCGTCAACGACTTCCTTGGCCTTGCGGACTATATCACCGGTCTCGTCTCTGCCCCAACGCCTGCCGTCCCAGTTGTACCATTTGCCGGCGTCATAGCAGAACCGGATGGAGTCCCCGTGCTTCTTGACCAAGCGGCGCGCATTGCCGAGGTCATTGAGCGGCTCGCCGTCAATGCCGAGTGTTACCTCGACTTCTGGGGCAGGTTCCCAGTCCGTCGCGGAATCCGCCAGCTTGAGAAGCTCCTCAACCGTGCCGCCGGACTCGACCCAATCGGTCACATCGCCCTTGGGAGGAAGACCAGGCAGCCTAACCACCCGAATCTGTTTGGCATGCTCCTTCAGAGTCTTGGCGACAGTCTCGGCGTGATTGCGACCGGGAGGATCGTTGTCCGGCAAGATGACGACATCCGCCTCTCGAAGAGAAGGCGCGAATGCCTTTACCCACTTGCCCGCGCCGCCCGGGTTACAGGTCGCAACAAGCCCCAGGCGCTCAAGCGTGTGGACATCCTTCTCGCCCTCGACGACGAATAGCGGCTTGCCACTGGCAACGGCTGCCATCACTTCGGGTAGCCGGTAGATGACCTTGCGGACACCATCCATGTTCCAGGTCCAACCTGCGCTGGTTGAGGTCACGGCACGCCGCCTGCACCGGAAATCCTTTGGATCGAACCGAACAACCTGAAAAAGGAATGCCCCTGATTCATCTCGGTAGTCGTATTCGGCGACGATCACGGAGTCGGACGGAGGCTGCTTCCTCTTCTTGTTGCCACGACCAGCCCCGCGCCCGGGGGCTATCCCAGTATCTGGGAATAGATCGGACATCTTGAGTCCGACCGCGCGCAGCACTACCTCCGGCTCGCATCCAGCATGACAGTGCAGCAGAACCTTGCCGTCCTCTTCGAGGTGAATCGAGAGCGACGCCACTTTGTCATCGTGGGCGGGACACTTCGCCTGCCAGCCGTTGGACGTCTTCTTTGCGCCCGGGAAGTGAGCGACTACCTGGTCAACGTTCAACCTTCACCTCCGATGACAGGCACGGCAGGATAAGTGAGAGGAGCGTCTTTCGCGCATCCACCTGCACGCGCTTGGCGCAGTTGGTGATACCCCAGTGATCGCCGACGATGATGGCGGTCTGAGAGGCGCGCGTGACGCCGGTATAGAGCAGGTTGCGATGGTGCATGAAGCTGTGCGACTTGTGCGCGATCACAATTGAGCACGGAAACTCCGAGCCCTGGGACTTGTGAATGGTGAGCGCGTAGGCGAGTTGGATATCACTGCGGTGCGGCGAACCGGCCTCGATATGGACCATCTTGTCCTCGAACTCGATGCTGATCGACCCGTCGATACCAACGCTGCGCACAATCCCCATCGCGCCGTTCATAACCCCGAGGTCGTAGTTGTTTCGGGTCTGAATGACCTTGTCATTGATGAGCAGCTTCGGACGCCTGCCAGGCTGAATGGGCGGCGCGTCGTAGTTCCACAGCTTCTGCTGGATGAGGCGCTGCAGCCTGGTGTTCAATTCGACCGTGCCGAGCGGGCCCTTGTGCGTGGGAGTTAGAAGCTGCACGTCTCGCAGGATGTCAAAGCCCAGTTTCTCACTGAGCGTGTGCTCGAACAGGTCGAATATGAACCGCTGGACCCGTTCCGGATCGGTGTGCTGGTCAGCGACATACCACGCCCCCCGCGCCGAGGTATCGCGTTGAGGAGTCTTCGGCACCTCGCCCTTGAGGATCGCCATGCTGTTCTCCTTGAGAATCCCGGCCTGGCGCACTATGTCATCGAGAATGGTGGTCGGCAGTGCCCTCGATTCGATCAAGTCTCGCAGGATGTTGCCCGGGCCGACCGGCGGAAGCTGATTGTGGTCGCCTACGAGGACTACAGCCGTGCGGTCAAGATCGATTGAGTGGAACAACTGCCACGCGAGCGGAACGTCGATCATCGAGCAGTTGGATACGATGATGTTCCCGGCCACGTAGTTGTGGAAATCGGCGACCTCGATGTCATAGACGTGAGCCTGAGATGGTTCGCACTGCTCAATCTCTTGTATCCGAGCTACGCAGGTGTCTTGTTCGACCGAGGGCTGGTATGAGTAGCGTCCGTCCGTATCGATCTTCCTGCTCATGCACGCCGGGGTATAGGGACGTATGATATCGAACAGCTTCTCAGTTTCCTCCGTGTTGAAAACGAGTATCCAATACCCACGGGAATCAGGGCGCACCGATGGGGATAGTCCGAAACGGATGTTGAGAAACTCGGCGATCCGATAGAGGTCGGCCTTACTGAATCTCTGAGTGTGGAGAGTGGCGGAATACCGCTTGGTTCCATCCTTGAGCGTCCGTTCTCCAGAGGAGCCGTTGTCGAAGTACCATATCGCCAAAGCAAGCTCATCAACCATTTCCAGAAACCGGTTCGTAGGAGACCATCTGCGCCTGCCGGAGGGGTGCTTGCCGTTCAGTACCATCTCCTTCGAGATATCGTAGGTCTCATCGTTGACTGCGAGCGACATGTGCAGGACATCATCACCCGAATAGCCGGATTTGGACGCTCGAACCTTCCCTGCCAAAGTCCCAAAGGCTTTCCGCTTGAAATCGAGGTAGTCGGACTGCTTTTCTCCGTGGACGAGGACAACCTGTGGGCTGCTCCTGGCTTCTCCTCTGTAGAGCCCCGCGTCTCCCAGCAAGCTGCCGACGAGGATGGAACGTTGCTCAGGTGTGAATCGATGCCCGCGAACAACTATCTCCTCTCCTATCCTCAGGTCACTGGCTCGGCGGTATCCGTAGGGAGTAAGTATCTTGTGGTCCGGCGTGCATCGAATGACCCGTGCGTGACGCGTGCTCCGGGACCGACCGGCTGTTATCTTGAGTAACCTATCAGGCGCGGGATGCTTCAGCCAACGGATGATCGGCCTGAGCTGCAGTAGTCCGGTTTCGGGGTCACGCGACCAGACCCTGACGTCCTTGCGTTGGTTCACAACCCGTCCAATGTAGTCCCATCCGTACTCCGTGAGGACACACTGGTTGTAATCGAAGCACTCGTCCACGACTACCACGTCTGCCGAGATAGGATTCTGCGAGTCGCGAGCGTAGGTCTTGCCGTTGAAACCGAGCAGCCTGTGAATCGTTGACGCTTCCCGACCGGTGGCTTCCTCAATACGCTTCGCGGCTTTGCCGGTTGGAGCGCAAAGCACGACCCCCAGATCGTGCTCGTCGCAGAGCCGGGTTATCGCGGCTATGGTGAATGTCTTTCCGGATCCCGCCCCGCCGGAGATAAGCGATATGGAATGCGCGGCGGCGTTAACGGCAGCCTCAGTCTGCCTGGGATTGAGGCGGGGTGCGAAACGCCTAACCTTCGCCCGCAGGTCGGACTTGTCACCAAAGCAAGGGCTGAGTTTCGTGCCACCAGCGAACACCCGTGCCAGATCCTCCTCCATCTGCCGGATGAACGGCTTGGCCACAAGAAACCGGCAGTCGGCTGAGTAGCAGCTCAGAACTTTCTCGTCGATAAGATCATCGAGGTGCTTTTCGATCCGCTCTCGGCTGTCCAGGCAGTCCATCACGAGCAACTCGTTGGCCCGGTCGAGCAGGTCTTCGTATTCCACCCAGCAGTCGCCCTGGTCGAGGGCATCATCGACGCAGAACAGAATCCCAGCGCGAACGCGGCTTGGCTCGTCCTTGGCGACGCCCACCTGCCGAGCTATCTTGTCGATCCGCTTGAAGCCGAATCCATCGATCTGACCGACGATCACATACGGATCGCGTTCGATGATGCCGACCGCATTGTTGCCAAGCTTCTTCACCAGCTTCGTTACCTGATGATGTGTCAGCCCGTACGCGGCAAGCGCCGTCGTGGCCTGGTTCACATTGCTCGTTTCGAGCCAATGATCACGAAGAGCCTCGATAACGGAGATCGGCACTTTCGCTGCATCCGCGATCTTTTCTGGCTCGTCGATCAGGTACTGCTCGAAATCGGAGCCAAACCGCTCGGCAATGATTCTGGCCTTTGCCGGGCCGATGCCTTTGATATCGGGATTGTTCGCAAGGTAGTTGGCGAGCCCGCGGGCGTCCATCTGTCGGTCGAACTCCATGCTCGCGACCTCGAACTGGAAGCCATACTTTGGGTGCTTGATGAACTTGCCATGGAGCACGAGCGGCTGGTTCTCCTGAACCACCACATTTCCGGCAAACTGTATCCGGTCGCCGCGCTCCGTTATGAACCGTCCGGCTGAGAAGTCGGCGGACGAGAAGAAAACTCGCTCGACCTCTCCCCGGATTCGGGTGTGCTGGGTTGTTGCTGTTGCCATGAATCCTGAGCCCTCCGATGGTAGCGCAGCAGATACTCTTCAACGAACCGGCGCGCGCACTGCCGGTCAGAGCAGAAATAGACTGGGATGCCGTAGTCGACAATGATCGAGAGCGCGGCCCCCACGACTGAACTCGGATGAGCGCCGGAACGATAGGCTCCACTCAAGAGATCATCCAGTCCGGCTTCCACTACTACGCAGGCGCGGTCGTATTCGGCGAGCTTCAGAAGCTCCTTGCGAAAACGGTCTCTGTCGCGGATGACCGTGTGGACGAAGTCCTCGGTCGTCTTCCGCTCGACGGCGACTACGTGCTCCAGACCGGCGAGGGAATAGTCCCCCGCCGGTAGAGCACGCCGCTCGACGAGGAACCGTTGAGGAGGAAACGAATACGGCTCCTGTTCGCGCGTATCGACTACGACCGTGACGAGTTCGGCCATCTAGAACGGGGCGAGAGTGTCGTCGTCTCCGGCAGGCAGATCCTCGACCACGATCCTGCGGTTGAAGTAGATGTTCTCGCTCTCGCCCTTGGTGCGCTTGGTGACCTCAAGCTTCACGTCGAGCAGATCGCCCAGTCTCGATGGCAGTTCGGAGAGCTTCTCGATATCCAGCCCGCAGGTGTGCAGGTCGGTCTTTAGCCACTTCAGGTTCTCTTTGCTAGCCATCACGCTGTTGCGCCAGAGCAGACGCCCGGCGAATCGTGGGCCGAGAATCTTCAGCGTCCACTTCAGCATCGGATTGCCGGAGGACTGAGCGCGGGTGAGTTCGACCTTGTCGACGTTCACCTGATACTTGCCGTCGGGAATGTCCTCGAACTCCCGCTCCTCGACGGGCGCTTCGGCAAAGTCATCATCGAACTGGGCGAGGTCGAGATCGGTCATGCCGGTGGTGTCGTAATCCTGTGTCATCGGGTTGCCTCCTTGGGTGCTTTCTTGGTGTCGGCCGTGGCGCTGAACGCCTCGGCGAACTTGGCGTAGTCGAGGTCGATCACTTCGGGGAGCTTGCCGGTGCGGTCACCCGCTTCGTAGTTCAGGCTGGGCTTGGTGCGCATGACACGACGTGCGGCCGTCTTGCCGTCAGGCCCCGCAGCCGTCTCAATGTCACAGTAGAGAACCATGTCAACGAGGCCGAGAACGATCTTTCTGGCCTTCTCCGGCAGGGTGGGCACAGTCTTCGTATACTTGCCGGTGCGAGTCTCCATCTCCACGTCTTGCGAATGGGAGATGAGATACAAGCCGCAGGGCATGAACGCAAGCTTGTTCAGGACGCGCTGGAACTCGTTGTTGGTGAGAGCGAAGCCCTTGCCGTAGCCCAGATCCGACTCGTGCTCGATCTTGAACTTACGGCAGACGTGCTCGGCGCACATGCGATAGGCGTTGTCAACGGTGTCGAGAATCACGGTCTTGAACTCGTGATTGCCTTCGGCGATCTCCCCGCAGGCGGCCAGCAACTCGTCCCACGACCGAATCGGAACCTGGAATACCTCCAGGGAGTTCAAGCCAGGCTCGGTCGAGAGGAACAGCGCGCGGTCAGCGTGGGAACACCAGGTAGAGTTGTGCACCACGAAGTCATTGGCAATGAAATTGTGAGTATCCGGAACGGTCAGATCATATACTGGCTCAACCGTCGTGGGTTCGATGCTTCGTATTCTGTCGAACAGGATGGCACCCGTACGATCCAGCCGCGTGGGGTTCGCTCGGACATTGTAGAGAGCGGCTCGGACGGTTTCAGCCTTGACTGCTTTCTCGCCGGTGAACCCGATCTCATCAATGAACTTGACTACATCGTTTTTGCTTGCGACAAGAAGCTCAGCGCCGTAGAGTTCACCGTCCAGGAATCTGTTGCGAATCAGCGACACGATTCCAAAACGGAGTAGCAAGTGCTGGACTTGGCGAACCATTCTGATCGACGTCGAGCTGTAGCTGACCCTGCCCGTCGCCTCCATGCTGCCGTCGCAGGAGAACAGCTTGTTCAGAAACAGAGCGAGCTTCGGTTTCTTCAATCCGAACACGAATTCAGGGATGAACTTGTCAGGTGCGCGCAATCCCTGCAGGCCATATTCCTTCAGGAATGTGATCACGTTGTTTGGGGAACCGCCCTTGCCTCGCACACGAACATGCGTTATGCCCCTGGAGTTGTCGTACTCGACACACTCGTCCCCGTGTCTTTCTACCGCTGCCTCGAAGTCAAGACGGACCTCGGGGTCAAGCTTAGTGAATACAGGAGATCCGCTCTCATTGAGGGATCCATCAGCAAGTAGATATGCGAGAATAGTAAGCAGGTCGTCATCTGTGCGCGTGCAGCCGTATAGACTCGGGTGTTCCGCGACCACGGCGACTCTGTCACACTCTCGAAGCTCCGAAAGAGACTTCCATCCATCTCTTGTCAGAAACGGATGATTCGCGGTTGCCTCGATGGTGCGGCCGGTCTGGGTGGTCAACTTGAACAGTTGGTCCGGTTCGTTGCACATATACGCACTCGGCTCGGCTTCGACAATGCATCCGGCCGCAGCCAATGTGTGAACTGATCCTGCCTGTGATTCCACAACCTCACGAATTGTGTGGGGTCGGCCGGTGCCTGGGTCGATGATCGTGGTGTCACCTTTCAGGCACTTTCCTATCTTTGTTGCGCCGTAGACCAAAACCGTCAGGTCGGACAGGTTGGGCTTCGGCGGTGTCTTCTGGGTTGGAAGTAACATCAGAATGCCTCCTTGTGGGCGGTTGGTATCTCGGAATCCGACCGCAGCTCCTCGTGCGGTGGTTTCGTCTCATAAAAGTTGGCGATCACGTTCTCACTGCCGTTTGACCGGCACAGCGGGAAGTATGCGCACGTCCGATGGTTGGCGAAGCAGTAGAATGTATTCCGGTAGAACGCGTCTCGACGCCTGCAATCCAGGAACTGCTGGGTGAGCTCCCAGAGGTCGCTCTTCATGGCCTCGAACTGGTCGCGGGATATGTAGAGCATCTCCCTGTGGAGCATCTCCGGCTCGGAATACTTGGCTGCGAGCCTAGCCTGGAAGTCCTCGTCCGACTCCGGCAGCTTCCGAGTGGCGGAAGACTTGCCGGTCTTGGACTTCGCCAGAAGCTCCGCGCGGCGGGATTCGAACTCGGCTTCCGTCTCGCCCTTGCCCTGCTGGAGCTTAGCTTTGACGAGCACGTTGTAGATGACGCCGGCGATCTTGATGCCGAGGGTCTGCTCGACGTAATGCGCGTACAGCGTGATCTGCAGGTCGGTCCAGAGCTTCTCAAGGTAGTCAGCGTCGACCTGAGAAGCTGTCTTGTGCTCCAGGATGTAGTGCTCCCGGCCACGGCGAACTATGCCGTCGACCTTGCCCGCTATGGTCAGGCTCCGAGAGCACGCGCCGGTCGCGGGGTTTATGATCCTGCCCTCGAAGGTCTTCTCAAGTGCGATAACCTCGAAGTCCTCGACCCCATAGCGCGAGGTATAGCCTGCCATCATCGCCCTGGCGAGGTGCCAGTCCGACTTCTGAGACTCGTCCTGCGACCTGTTCGGCAGCGCTCTGCCGATGAGGTCGAGCACTGCGTCCAGACCGCTGCCGCCATGCCACATCTCAAGGCACGTGTGGATCAGCGTTCCGAATGAGAGTGCCTGTTCCCGCTGCGCGGGGACCAGTTCCCTCAGATACCGCCACTCGCATGCCTTCCGGCAATTGCGGAACGAGTTCCAGAACGAGTATGTGGTGAGCATGCGTTCCATCAGACGAACGCCCTGAACAGATCGAGCATGTCGCCGAGTTGTTCCCTGCACTCGACCATCTCCGTTCGGAAGCATCCGCCGGAGTTGTTGTTCATGAAACCGGCGAGCACTCTGGCCAAGTCAGCGCCGAGCTGAGTTTCGGCGTCTATCAGGCAGGTTCTAGCTCGCTTGTTCACCGCGAACTTCCCGTCTATCATCATCGCCTGCTCGCCATGTATCGACTCGACGGCGATGGTAGACAGACCGAGGGCCTTTTCGACATCGTCCATGGAGACTTCAGGCTCAAAGCTGAATCTGTATGCTGTGCGAATCATGGTTCCTCCGTTTTCCGGCTGTGGGGCGCCCCTAATGGCTACATATGCGGAAACTCCACGAAATGACGAAGCCGCCGCCAGTCTTGGTCTCCGCGCGATATGAGCGAAAACTCGCTATTGACCGGCATTATCGCCGGTGATATAATTCTGTATGCTCTGGCAAACAGACGCATTGCCGAAGGTTTCTCGGGCTGGAAAGGAGGTGGTGATGGTGACGGAATCGGGCCAGGATACGGAGGCGGGCAGAAGGCGAGGTCGGAAGCCAGTATCGGGTCTTACCGAGCATCAACTACGCACGCTGCGGGTGATCCAGCAGTATATCGAAGAACACGGCATACCCCCGACTGTGGCGGAGTTGTCGATGGCGTTGGGCCTTACACGATCCACTATCCAGGATCAGATCGGCCAGTTGGTTCGCAAAGGATATCTCAACCGTGAGAGCGGCAGGGCGCGCAGCATGTCGGTTCAGCAGGAGCCGGACGGATTACCTGGCACGCTATTCTCGGTTCCCATAGTGGGCGAGGTAGCCGCGGGAGCGCCTATTCTTGCCCAGGAGAATATCGTCGGAGAGATACTCGTTGAGAGTCTAGCTCTTCGTGGCGGCAGGCATTTCGCTTTGGAGGTCGACGGAACAAGCATGGTCGATGCCGGGATCGAACCGGGCGATCTGATCATTGTCCGGCAGCAGCAATCGGCCGAAAGCGGCGACATCGTCGTTGCCATGGTGGAAGGCGAGGCAACGGTCAAGAGGCTTTGGTTCGCCGAAGGCAGAGTCGAGCTTCGACCGGAGAACACGAGCTTCAAGCCGATAGTCCTCGGGCCGGACGACCAGATAAGCATCATCGGCAAGGTAATCGCGGTACGGCGCAGGGCACAGGACTCTATCATCAACCAGGAATAGAACCGCCGAGAGCGGTTCAGAAGGGAAACAAATGGCAACCTACGATCTTAAGAGATTCGCCCGAGTTCATATCCTCAAGTCCTTCAAACCCGCGCACTTGGCTGAGTTCTTCGAGCCATACCGCGAGTACTTTGCCAGCAGGCAATTCGATCTATCCAAGATCGGCAATGACATGAGTGTGGAAGACTTCAACGCTATGCTCGGCGTCCTGATCAATCCGGACACCGATACTCCCCAGCGCTTGATCGATGCGCTCTATCATGTTGACGAGATGGCCACTTCCGAAGGAATGGAGACTCTGATTGCTGAGTACGGCAAGGCCGGGTATTTCTTCGACGACCCCGATCCAACTCCGGCGGATGTTGCGGTGCGCGCCTGGACAATGAACAGCAGGCTTTTCGAATCCACCTACGCGAAACTCAGCAGACTGAAGCCTCGCGTGTATCGCTTCTATCAGGGCGCGTCAGATGGACACTCGGAGCCCCTCGGAGAACAGGCTCTCCTCGCGCTGGAAAAGGACCTGAACGACTGGTCTGAGAAGAACAAGCTCGGAAGACACTGCAGGGTGTTTCCGTTCATCGGCGACGGTGACCACTGCTACATCGTCAGGCGCGGCAAGCCGCACGCCAGGGTATCGACGATAAACAAGGGCGAGTCCTCGTGCGCATTCTTTCAACCGGAAACCTTCGATGCTGTGGCCTATGACCTGGAAACCGGACAACTGCGAGTTGCGGCGGGTACCAGGGGTACCGTGAAGCTCTACAGGACCACGTTCGGAAAGCACATGTTCGGCAGCGAGGATCATTTTCCGGAGGCTTCCCTATACGATCTGCAGTCGCTTCTTAGCAAAGGCCGCGAGTGCCTCCTATGCGACGATATACCCGGCATGGTCGGCGTCAAGCTGTGCAAGATACAGGTGTCACTGGGCGGCGGACACGACGGCTCCACGACCTGGGAGGCGTCCGACGTATACGAGATACCGGGGTTTCTTGAGAGGACGGCTCCGGATGCCACAGTGCTCTCGGCCTCCTTCGCGGTCAAGTTCAGCGGAAGCACTCGTGCGCGGACCTCGGAAGTGAAACCTCCGAACAGCCTCAAGTATCGCAGGGACGGCGACGGGCGGATCATGGAGAGGTGGCTGCGAGCGAGGCGACTCGCCATAAGAGACGAAAGACTGCGGGAGGCCGGATAGCTTGTCCGATCTCCCCCGCCTATTGAGAACTCTCGAGACGTTGCCGGGACTCAGCGCGACGAATGCTGAATGGCGTCTGAGGACCGGCGACGCCTATCCGCTCGTAGAAAACCTCCTGAAACCAACGGGGCATATCGCCGACAGGATGCCGTGCCCCAGCCCATTGCTTGGCCTGCACTACCATGCGGTGCATGAGTATGATGACGGCACCGCGGAGGCGGTGTTCCTCGACGACACCCACGACTGCCCTTCCTTCCTAGTTAAGAGACATGAACGAGCGATAATGACGCCCGACATGGCCGGCCTATGCAGACGGGTATGCCTTGCGCTTGGACTCGATCCCGAAACCGAGGGGCTGTCGCTTCCTCGGGGCATATATGAGGTAGGCTGCTATTATCCGCTGGAGTCGTTTCGCTTTCCGGTCGTGCTTGCTCTGAAGCCAACTGTGGTCGAGGCCGAGGAGTCTTTGCACGCGGTCGCGGCTCTAAGAGACGGCGAGTTCATATTCCTCACGGCAACCCCGACTCGCTTCTCCGACAGGTCCGCAAAGCTGATCACCGCGCGCAGCGTCTTGGCAAGAGCGCTTACCCAGTGTCTGATCGCCTCAGAGAACACGTTGGCACCCACCAAGTCATGGAGCGCCGACATCGCCGCGTTCCGAGACAAGGTCGTACCGAAGTCGGGACCGGTCATGGCATTCTTCGAGACACCGCCAAGGTCCAAGTGGACGGACGTAGCGATCCGGTTTGTCGACGGGTACACGGTATTTGTGGATGTCGCGGGGACTACCGGTCGCTACAGTTACACAGAAATGGGGATGGCAAACCGAAGGGAGTCCAAGCCCTCAAAGCAGTGGGAGTTCCTGGAGAAGATAGCCGATAACCACGGCGTCATAGACTTCCACATCGGTAACCCCGACAAGAACCCGAGCTGGAAGTTCGAGCTGTCATCCAACCTGCGTGCGTTCTTCCGAATCGACGATGATCCGTTCTGGCCGTATGACCCCGTGAACCACTACTGGGAAGCCAAGTTCAGACTCACACCCGTCCAAGACCTCTGATCGTAATCCGCGTAGTCCCCCTCCGCGCTGAACATGCCGTTCAAATTTGGCCGGTAGTGAAATCTCGGCGCGGACTTTTTTTTCGTCGCGCCCCAGTCGGCGAATTCCGGTTCGGGCTCCTGGGTCTGCACGCATATCGACACACGCCTCGACCTCGTCTCCGGCCTGCCCCTTTCAAATTTGACCATCTCCGGGTGAGCTTGCATCGCGCTGTAATCCACGCGGTGTGGGCGCATCACCAGGAGGTGCGACCCATGACTTACCTGATGCGCGGTCCGCATCCGGCGATACCCGTCGGCCTCCTCGGCCAAGGAGACGCGACATGGGTATCCCGACAAACTACCCCGGACTCACCCCGGAAATGGTGAAGCTCATCAAAGGCAGGGCCTACACGTTGTCCGGCAGCTACGGACATACCCCCGAGGATAGAGAGGATCTGGAACAGGAAATGGCTCTGCATCTGCTCGCTGCCTTGCCCAAACACGATCCGGCCAGGAGCAGCCTCGCGACGTTCGCCAATCGAGTCATTGAGTCTTGGACTAAGATGCTCGTTCGTGAGCGCCGCGCGGGTTGCAGAGACTACACGGCTGTCGACTGCTCACTAGATGACCCGCGCTATGGTGAGGATGGAGAACGCTCGACGCTGGGTGATGTCATCGGGGAAGATGATGTCTCAACGCTCGCAGGACGAGCGACGCTCGGACGCATCGAAGCGGTCGAACTCAAGGTTGCTGTAGAGACCGTGATAGCCACACTCCCGCCGGTTCACCGCGAACTATGCTTCGCGCTTATGAACCAGACGGTCGGGCAGGTAAGCACATCCTCCGGCATACCTCGCACCACAATAGCATCCCGTACCAAGCTGATACGTAGGGTCTTCGAGGATGCCGGACTCGGCACGAACAAGCCGTTTCGTCGAAACCCGAAGTCTTCGCATATGTAGCCATTAGGGGCACACCTCATCATTGCCCAAGGAGCGCGGCTAATGGCACAGACCACCGATCCCAGTTGGATGACCTTCGACGAACGAATGACCGAGGTGGCGGCGATACTCGCTGCCGGAATACTGCGCAGGAGGAAACGCGAGATGAGCCAGACGAGGAAAGACCGCACGCTTGCAGACAATGGACTTGATGTTTTCGCGGAAAAGAGCGTTCATTGCAACAACAAACCGCTTCCGAAGGGGGAGAGCCGATGAGCGCGTCAAGAGTCGGTCTCGACCCAGAGTTCGCAAAGAAGCTCAACCTCTTCGAGAGGAAGCTTGCCGACAGCGGTATCAAGGTTGTCCTGACCTGGGGCTACAGGTCCATCGAGAGCCAGAACCAGCTATATGCCAAGGGGCGCACCGCACCTGGAAGCATTGTAACCAATGCGCGCGGCGGATACTCCTGGCACAACTTCGGTTTGGCGGCCGACTATGCCTTCGTCATTGACGGCAAGGTCACCTGGAACGGCCCGTGGGACGCGTTCGGACGTATCGCCCGGCAGTGCGGCCTGGAATGGGGCGGCGACTGGAAGAAGTTCACGGATCGCCCGCACGTCCAGTGGACCAAGGGCAGAACACTCGCCCAGATGCGGGCGGTGGCGAAACAGGCCAAGCAGTGACCTCTCTTCGGAAGCGATATCTTGGGGGGTGATGAATGACGACTAATACCGGAACCGGCGATTCGGTTCTGAAGCAGATCGCGGACCTGCAGAACCTGTCGCATGCCCAACTACAGCAGCTCTGGCGCACGCTCTACGGCAAGGACCCGACAGCATGCAACCGGCCGTATCTCATCAAACGGCTGGCCTACCGGATACAGGAGATAGCATACGGAGGATTGAGCGATAAGTCGCGAAAGATGATGGACGACATTCTGGACTCGTGCGGGTTCGATGAGAACGGTGGCAGTCTCGATGGACGGCGCACCGAGAGAAAGCGCAAGGTTGGTGTGCCGGTCGTTGGGACAAGGCTGGTGCGAGAGTGGAACGGCAGAACGTATGAGGTGACCGTGGTCTACGGCGGGTTCGAGTATGAAGGACGACGTTACAGGTCACTCACCGCCATCGCTACAGCGATTACCGGCACTCACTGGAACGGGCGCACCTTCTTCGGCCTGAAGGAATCGCACAAGAAGACAGGCAGGGGTGGACGATGAACAAGACACAGAGTGTGACCACCCCGCGCGTTCGTTGCGCGATCTACACGCGAAAAAGCACCGAAGAGGGACTGGAGCAGGAGTTCAACAGCCTCGACGCCCAGCGCGAAGCCGCCGAAGCGTTTATCATAAGTCAGCGGCACGAAGGTTGGACCGTCATGCCGCAACGCTACGATGACGGAGGCTTCTCGGGCGGAACGATGGATCGTCCGGCCCTTGAGCGGTTGCTCCACGACGTAGAGAACCACCGAGTCGATTGCGTAGTGGTCTACAAGGTCGACAGGCTCTCCCGGTCGCTCCTTGATTTTGCCAAGATAATTGAGGTGTTCGATCGCAATGGCGTTTCATTCGTTAGCGTGACTCAGCAGTTCAATACGAGCACGTCCATGGGGCGTCTCATCCTGAACGTGCTCCTGAGCTTTGCCCAGTTCGAGCGCGAGATCATCGGCGAGCGTATCCGTGACAAAGTGGCCGCCGCCAAACGTAAAGGCAAGTTTACCGGGGGCACCCCACCGTTGGGCTATGACGTCGACCCGGAGAAGACGCGCCTTGTGGTCAATCCGGACGAAGCGCGACTGGTGCGCCACATCTTCAAGCGGTTCGCGGAAATAGGATCACCTCTGACAGTTGCCGACGAGCTCAACAAGAAGGGAATGACCACCAAAGCCTGGATGACCAAGAACGGCACGTTCCGAGAGGGCAAACCCTGGAACAAGACGCACATCTACCGGGTGCTGTATAACCGGACCTACCTCGGTGAGGTAATCCACAAAGACAAAACCTACCCCGGCGAGCATGAAGCGATTGTCACCAGAGAGCTTTGGCAACGAGCGCACGCAGTTATTGAGAACAACAAGCGCCATCGCTCCCAGCACGTCCGTGCCAAAGCTCCCGCGCTTCTCAAAGGCATCATTCGATGCGGAGCATGTGACAGGGCGATGAGCCCGGTATCGACCGGCACGGCTCACAAGAACTATCGATACTACACGTGCGGCAGGGCATCCAAGACGGGGCATAGCAACTGCCCGGTCAGGTCCGTGCCTGCGGGAGACATTGAGGGTGCCGTGATTCAGCAGCTTCGTGCGATATTCAAGTCACCTGAGATGATAGCGCAGACCTATCAGGCGACACGTCTGCTTGAAGCGGAAGAACTTGAGGGTCTGGGCGCGGGAAAGCTGGAGATGGAAGCACAACCGGTGAGCGAGCGCGATGTCGCGGAATCCCTGCGCAGGCTCGACCCGATCTGGGACGAGCTTTTCCCTCTGGAGCAGTCGCGCATAGTCCAGTTGCTCGTCGAGCGTGTGACTGTGAACACTGACGGCATGAACATCCGAATCCGTGGCAACGGTTTGCACTCGCTCGTAAGCGAACTCAAGGACACGACAGACAAACACGAGGATAGGGGGTGCGCAGTATGACGAGCGCGACACTGCAAAACGAAGATCATGGCATAGTGGTCAACGTGCCGCTCAAGCTGAAGAAGCGAGGGGGCAGAAAAGAGGTGATTCTGCCGCAGGCGTTCACGGCCGAAAGCCCTATGCGGCCATCACACCAGGAAGCGCTCGTCATAGCGATTGCCCGGGCGCACAGGTGGCAGAAGCTGCTCGACGAAGGCAAGCTCGAGTCCATCTCCGATCTGGCCATGGAGATAGGTCTGGACCCATCCTTTGCAGCTCGGCTACTCCGCCTTACCCTGCTAGCGCCGGACATAGTCGAAGCTATCCTGACGGGCGATGAGCCGAGCGGGCTGTCGTTGACGCAACTCACGAAGCAACTCCCGATGACGTGGGAAGAGCAACGCCGGGAACTTGGGATGGTCTGA